GTTGCCATTTCAACTGCTGGTGCTACTTCTGGTGTTGGTACAGGGATATTACTTGCGCCGTACGCTGGAGTTTTTGTCTTCTCCGCTAGGCTGGGAAACACTGGAGTTCCAGAGCCATACACTACGTCTCCACCTGGACTAACATCGTATGTTGTCATTCCGCCCAAAAATTTACCAAGTTTTGATGCCGCAAGGTTTTTAGTTATTGTGTCCATTATTCCTGGATCCTTTACCTCTGGTGCTGCTGTAGGTGCTTCGGGTGTCGCTAACACTGTTCCTTTCCCTGATAGTGCTTGAACGGCTGGTGCTTGAACAGTAGGTGCTGGCGCCAATACGTCTGGCTGTGCCATCAAGTCAACCGCTGCTGCTACTGGGTTGGTTGCTGCTGCCGCTGTTTGCGAGAATGGGCTTTGAACTGCCACCTGATCGACCGTGTCCACGACGGATTCCATTGGCGCTGGTGTCCCAAACAAGCTAGGTGCTTCTGGAACTACTTCCTCCGAAACAGGAGCCGCAGACACTTCCGCTTCCTCCTCTTTCTTCTTCTTGTCAACTGCTTCTAAAAATTCTGTTACTGCCATAATGTTTGTGTGTTATTAGTTCTGAGCTTCAGTATAACTACGAAGTCAAGTGTCTTTGTTAAATAGGTTGTTTAGTTTCTCTCTGCGTCTAGCACAGGCACTGCATTCTTTGATGTTTGTTCCTAGTGCCTTGTCAATTGCTCCTGCTATTGGTTTAGCAACCGCGTGAACCTTGTCTCCAAGTCCAGTCTTAGTATTTATTGTGTAATTTCTGATTTTCATGCTAAACTTCTGGCTTTGGCTCTGGCTGTGTTAGACGCATGGTAGTTCCTCGCCTTCCACGACAGTATTAGTGACCTCAAATGTCCTTTCAATATTCGGCTCGCCTGCCCCTGACGTGCTGACTACAAAAGTTCCCTTGGCTTGGTATTGCTCACCATTTACGTTGGCGTCCAAATTACCTCCGTAAGCATAAATATAATACGTTCCAGCGGCATAATCTTTATTGACTACTGTGGTGTCTCCCCTGTTTCCACTCCAAGATGGTCCGTAATTTGGAGTTCCGCTTCGGTTAGGTGATATAATCCAAGTAATTGACCCAGAGGCTTGGCAAGCTGGATCATTATTTACTCTGGTCCATTTAATAGTGACGTTTGATCCGTTCATTCCGACTGCCTCTGCGCTTATGTTGCTTTTCAAGTTAGCCGTGCAAGAAATTGGATCAAAGGGGTAGGCTGGCTTGAGTGATGTTGTGGAATGTTCCCAACTGCCTGCTCCACCTAATGTTTCAGGTGTTAGTAATTCTTCTAGGCAATTAATTGTTTGATTGGCTGCGGCAAGTTCTGTGTTGCAGGTTTCCAGGGCAGTGTTGCAGGTTTCCAGGTAAGTGTTACACGTATTTAAGTCGTTGATTAACTCTGACTTGTCTTCTATGCAATTTTCTAAGGCGTCCTCACATTCCTCGCAATCAGTGCCCCCTGAATCCTCTCCAGTAAAGTTGGTCATTGTCATGACCGAGCTGCTGCTGGCTGGCTGAAGATTAAACTCACCACTTTCTCCAACGCTATAAACACTATCTGGAACGAGTCGCCTAGTGGTTCCGTACAGCAGGTCGTCTTGTGATAAATTTGACATAAATTAACCTCTGGATGGAATTTGAGCGGTAACACTAGTGTGCTTGTAATACTGAGTCCCAGATTTACTGACAAATGCAGGGTCAACGCTCACACTAAGCAACTGTGTAGACCCAGCGGGATCAGCAGTTGGTCCAGTTAATTCAATTCTACCCGTTACATTAATGTAAAGAAACTGCCCCATGAGTGCCTGTGGGGGATCGGATGGTCCCCCATCTTGATTTCTAATAATTGTATCACCAGCGCCATCTCTAATGTAATTAGCCATTGAGTTGGTGTAAGATATTGGTCTATAATTGTAACCAATACCACTCACAATCGAGGTTGCCCAAGAATCAGGCTGATATAAACCACTTGTACCAGCATTTCCATTCGTTGAATACGAAACATCAACCGTTGCAACGCAAGTTGTTTGGACGGGCGGAGTTGTAACCAGTATTAAGTTCTTTCCTCCACCGATGTCTTGTTTTTCGGTTGAAACAATCCCTGGGATGGTAAATGGAACCGTTGAATTATAACTGAAGCCACCGCTGGGAATCTCCGTATATTCGCGAGTAACAGTCTGAATCCCTTGGTAATTTCCAATGGTTTCTCCAGTAAGAATACCCCCGCTAGAAGCTTCAGCAACTCCAAGCCAAGTCTGGGTGGTTCTGGTCAATCCATCAGATAGTGTTTGAAATGACTCCGAAAGCAGCCCTGTCTTAATAAATGTGTATCTATTTGTTGGTATTCCCTCAAAGTCTGAAATTTGTTTATTTGCAAGTGCATATCCACCTGCTGCCGTTGGAACTTCATTAAATGCCTCAACTATAATTGCCATTCGAGAGCCATCATTAATTTCCGTCCTGCTGAGAACGGATGGCTTTAAAAACGTGTATCTCTTTGTAGGAATACCTTCAACGTCGGATTCTCGAATGCTAGCAACGGAGTATCCAGCGGGCGTTGCGGGAACTTCCCCAAACGCTTCAATGGCAATTGCAAGTTGCGACCCCACCTTGTCTTCAGTTTTTGTAAGAATGCTTGGTTTTAGAAAAGTGTATCTATTTGTTGGAATACCCTCAAAATCAGAAATTTGTTTGTTGGCAACTGAATAGTTAGCGGGTCTATTAGGAATACCATCAAACTGCTCAATTATGATTGCAAGTTGCGACCCAACCTTATCTTCGCTTCTGGACAACTCTACATCGCTTTTAAGAAAGGTATAGCGAGTTGTTGGTATTCCCTCGACATCAGATATCTGTTCGTTAGCGATTGTATATTCAGCAGGTGTATCGGGGATACCAGCAAACTGTTCAACTATAATTGCTAATTGACTGCCAACCCTATCTTCAGACCTAGACAACTCTACGTTTTCTTTTAAGAAAGTATATCGATTAGTCTTAATTCCCTCAAAGTCTGACACTTGCTTACTTGCAAGGACGTAATTAGTGGGTGTGTCGGGTATTTCTTCAAATGCTTCTATTGTAATAGCAAGCTGCGACCCTACCATATCCTCAGACCGCGACAAGATGCTTGGTTTTAAAAACGTATATCTGCTAGTCTTAATCCCTTCATAGTCCGATTCTTGCGTGTTAGCTAAAGAGTAGTCGGTCGGTGTTTCGGGTATTTCTTCAAATGCCTCAATAGTAATGGCAAGTTGCGACCCAACCTTATCTGACGATTTGTTAAGGATACTTGGTTTTAGGAAAGTATATCTTGTAGTGGGTATACCCGCTACATCTGAAACTTGCTTGTTAGCCAGAGAATAATTAGTGGGGGTTTCTGGAACCTCACTAAAAGCCTCTATTGTAATAGCAAGCTGTGACCCTACTTTGTCTTCTGAACGTGACAGGATTGATGGCTTTAGGAACGTATAGCGATTAGTTTTAATCCCCTCAAATTCAGAGATTTGCTTATTTGCGAGGACATAGTTGGTTGGAGTTTTTGGAACCTCACTGAATGCCTCAATAACAATAGCAAGTTGTGACCCGATCTTGTCTTCTGATCGACTAAGGACACTGGGACGGAGGAAGGTATAACGAGTTGTCGGTATGCCCTCGACATCAGATGCTTGTTCGCTGGCAATTACATATCCAGCGGGTGTTTCTGGGGTTTCATTAAATGCTTCTACGGTAATCGCCAACTGTGATCCAACCTTATCAATTGATTCGCTTAGAATTGATGGGAAAAGAAATGTGTATCGGGTTGTTGGGATACCATCTACGTTTGATGTAGACTTACTGCCTAGAACTGCTGTTCCATTTGTTGGTGTAGGTGCTACTGTTGGGCTAAATACTTCGATGCTTTCCGCAAGCTGAGAGCCGACGTAATCGTTACTGCGAGACAGCTCGGAGTCATCCTTGTAGAATGTGCGTGAGCAGGTCTCAAATCCTTGGGTGTTGTTTTTGCTTTCGTTGACAACCGTATAGCCCTCTGGTGCTGTTGGGCATCCACCGATTTGAGTAATGCTAATAGACCCCTTAGCGTCTTCGGAGTTCTCCTCGCGGCTTAACTCTCCAGCCTCAAGCCATACTTCACTCAGCGACCATTTTGCATCAGTCTCTTCAATCTTAAAGCTACCGAGATACAAGGTAGTGCCATTGCTGTCAATTGTGCTAGTTCCAACAACCTTATCGTATGCGGTGTCTGGAAGGGCAACGAAGGTGCGTAAGACCCTCTTTAAGCCGTTTAGCTCGTAATCGGTATCTTCGTCCTTCTCTTCTACCCAAGAGGATGTGAGCGTCTCGTAGGTGAGCTTAACGTAGTGCTTGCCAGCTCGGACATTGTATGGGTACTCGGCAAGAACCAATCGCATATCTGGGTAGACGGAACTTGGGATTGCTTCCCAGTCTTCATTTACGCCAGACCCAAAGTTAGCTTCTTGCAAAATACCATAATCTGGTAGTATAGCACCAATGTTATCATAGTACCAATCCTCCTTGGGACTGTTATTGTCACAAAAAAACTCTAGCTTGAAGCGCCCATTCCACAACTTTTCAATTGCAGGTGTGCCGTTGGTGACTTTTAGTCTGATTGTGCCTTGATTTGACATATTGTATTATAAAACTTAATTAACTGTAGCGGGGGGGGGGGGATCGGGCTAAACGTAAACGACTGGCTTGCCCCCGTATGAGCTTCCATATCCAGTGGCTCCAATGGGAACATTAATTTGAGTAAGTAGTGGTGTTGCGTCAAACATATCGACCCCTCCAGGTTCTATCGTTGGAGCAACCATCGAAAAGAACCTAACGTAATACAAATCAGACATCGACGAAAAAGCACTATCTCCAATGATAGATACCCCGCTGCCAATAATCATTTCTTCAATGTTATTGCAGCTTCTAAAGGCAGAATCCCCAACCCTAGTTATGCTTCGTGGGATAACAAAGCGGCCAATTAAACCAGCGCCTGTTAATACGCCCTGACCAAAAAAAGCACCATCCGCAATCTCAGTTGCATTTGATCCAATATAAATGCTTTTAAGATCCATATTCTGACCGTTAAAAAAATTATCAATAACAGTTCGGTTGTTTGTGTCACTTCCAGTACTGCTAAAATACGTCGTATATGGGTATGTTCCCAGTAAATCTTCATCGCTGGGCTGTACAGTTGCCCATTTCATTCCAGTGGCAGCGTTGCTATCAGCGGTGAGAACGCTATTGTTGTTTCCGACCGCTAGTCTAGCTGACGCATCTGCGCCAGTTCCAGCAGCCAGGTCGCCTTTTGCGTCCCAGATAGAATCGGTAGCTACGGTTTCTGGTGTTGACCATTTCATTCCAGTGGCTTCTGCACTATCGGCAGTTAAGACCTGTGCGTTGGTTCCGACCGCTAGTCGAGCGGCAGTATCCAAACCAGTGCCACCAGCAATGTCTCCCTTGGCATCCCAAACTGGATCAGTGGCTACGCCACCAGTTCCCGATGGAAGTGATTTCCACTCCATGCCAGTGGCTTCTGCGCTATTAACCGTAAGAACTTGCAGGTCAGCACCCAACGGCAGTCTTGTTGCTGCGTTTGGTCCAGTGGCTCCAGCTAAATCGCCTTTTGCGTCCCAGATGGCATCAGTGCCAACATCGCCAGTAGAAATTGGCGCTGACCATGTATTGTCTCCGCGAAGAAAGCTTGTTGCGTCGGGCGTTCCAGTTGCTGATAGCATTGGAAGATCTACTGCCGATGGGGCAATTGTTAATACAGTATCCCCAGTAACGTCGCCAGTGTGGGTGGCGTTTGTAACCTTGGCAGTATTAAGTGCAATGGCCGCCGAATTGGTTGTAATGTCTGAAGCATTTGTTGTAATGTCCGCCTGATTCTGGACCACCGACCCAGTAAGGGTTACTATGTCCGCGTCGTTAGAGGCAATGTTTGCTGTATTTGCTGATATTGCAGCGTCTTTGGCTATTGTAAAGCTTGCGTCAGTTGCGTCAAGGACTGCGCTATGGGCTTGGACATCTGAGCCAATTGCAACGCCAAGATTTGTACGTGCCGTAGATGAAGTGGGCGTAAGTTCAGACAAGTTGTTTGCAGCAGAAAGTCCTTCCTGGGTAGATGGAACTCCAAGGTTTGCCCTAGCTGTCACTGGGTCAACATCGCTCAGGTTGTTTGCCACAAGGACTGCTTCCGAATTTGACGGAACATCTATATTTGTTCTTGCTGTAGATGCTGTGGGCGTAAGTTCGGATAGATTATTTGCGGCTGCAAGACCCTCCTGGCTCGATGGAACCCCCAAGTTTGCCCTAGCTATTGCTGGATCAACTTCAGATAGATTATTTGCAACAAGAAGAGCTTCAGCAGTTGACGGAACGCCCAGATTTGTGCGAGCTGTTGGCGCATCACTTGCCCCAGTGCCACCATCTGTTAATGCCACGTCTGTTCCTCCTTCCACATATCCCCCGCTTGCAGCAATATTTGTTGCGTCTGTTACGTCAGCAAGTGCCTCAATGCCATCAAGCTTAGTTTCATCTGCCGCAGTAAAGCTTGCTGTTGTTGCATCTAAGACTGCGCTGTGGGCTTGGACATCCGAACCAATTACTAAACCCAAGTTTGTGCGAGCTGTTGGCGCATCTGATGCTCCAGTACCACCGTCCGTCAATGCTACGTCAGTTCCTCCAGCTACATAACCCCCGCTGGCTGCAATGTTCGTTGCGTCGGTTACGTCAGCTAATGCTTCAATGCCGTCAAGCTTAGTTTCGTCTGCCGTAGTGAATGATGCTGTCGTTGCATCTAAAGTTGCGCTGTGGGCTTGTACGTCTGTTCCAATTTTAACACCAAGGTTTGTTCGTGCTGTAGTTGCGTCACCTAGATCACTCAAGTTGGTAGACTTGCGAAGGAATAAATCTGATACTACGGGTACTTGCTCGCTAGTGCTTCCGTCGGCTTGATAGTTTTCAATCAGATCCCAAAGCTCAATACTTGCTGTTCCAGCAGGAATGATTACGTTTTCAGCTTTTGAGCCTTCCACTGTAATCTCAAGAATACTTGGCTTGCCGCTGTCGCCGTTGTTCCATACGTCAATCGAGAAGTCGCCGTTAGCATCCGTCTGAACCGAGTCTACGCTTTGTGCTACTGTTGCAGTCGCCCCTGAGTCTGTGCCGAGCTGAACTAGTCGGAAAGTAATCCACTTGTTGGCAAGGGCTGTATTATTTACCCCGTTAATTGTACCTGTAATTGTTGTTGTAGACATATTGATTTAAATTAATTTAACATTTCCATCTTTTAAGTGCAAGTGACTTACGGGTTGGCTTACCCTTAGAATCCTTCATTGGTCCCTTGACCCCAGACATTCTAGCGCAGAATGACTTCTTTCGAGCTTTCCGTTTTCCCGTAGGCTTAGATTCAGTTACTGGGGCTTTTAAATTAGCCCCAGTTTTCTTTTTGAAGTGCGCCCTTCCAGCGGCGGTAAGACCACCCTTTGAACTTTTATGTTTTTTCTTCATTTATTTGACTTGGGATGAACCAAAGTAGAACCCTACAATGGCTAATGCTGTCTGGCGTATCTCTGGTAGTATCACAAACCCCTGTACAGTGGACCATTCTAGGCGCTTGAATAGCCCTAGAAAGCCTTTGGATTCTGTTTGAATACTAACACCTATGTCCGTGAATGCGAAGACAAATGGGGCTATTACAATGGCAAAGATAACTGCCGCCGTAATAGCACGACGCATATATACACCACCACGAGCTGCTGCCTTATCTGCTGATTCGTCCGCTATTGTCTGACGGGCAATCATACGCTCAAAGAGACGAGCCTGATTGTCAGCCTGTGCCGCTATCATCTTCATCACAAAGCCACTTACGCCGCCTCCGAGCATTGCTAATAGTTCTGGTGTCATAATGTTTTTACTTTTTAAAGATGTGCCACCAAGCAATTGCCAATGATGCAAGACCGCCGCACAAATAAGCAAATGTGCTGGCAAGTTCGTTTGTGCTTGGCATTGATGCTGCCATTTGAGCAACACCCAGTGTTCCCCATATTTTAAAATGTTCTAACAATTGATCATTCATTAAAAGCGAATCTGGCAGTGTTCCAGAGTTTCGGGTTGACGGCAATTGATAATGCCATTGCCACTAGGTAGAAAGACTGTTGCAGAAATAAGGTTGTTACCCTCCATTTTCTTTTCGTCGTAAATAGCTTGTGCCGCTTCTGCGTCTGCTGCATCCGCTGTAGAATATTGACTATCTTTCCAAGCATTGATTGCTGCGGCTTTTTCTTGCTCGTCAGCATTCTCATCGTATATCAAATCCTTTAGCTCTTGAGGCATTGGACTTGGCTGCGATAGCATCCAGACTGAGTCTTTTAAATGTAATATTTTGTTTTCCATATTATCCTAGGTTTACTTCGCCATAATTTCCATCCAAGCAAAGGCGAACTTTGCCAGTTCCAGTTACTGAAAATGCAGAACTTCCAAAAGTCCCTGTTCTGCAACGCAGAATAACTCCCTCATTGTCGCTTGAAACTGCTTTGGCAAAACTATTAGCACCTCCAATGCAGTTTTCGAGGATTGCTCCATTTAAAATTTTCGTGTTTCCATTTACTGAATTAAAGAATCCATTGTTTCCAGAAGTGCAACCAATTGCCTTCCCAGAAAAGTGAGTTTCAGCACCTACAGTGTTTACGAATCCAAAAGAATTAGCAGCAGCAGTGCAGTTTATATAAGTTGCCTCTACTGTTTTTACGCCATTTGTCGTAGTATTATGTCCAAAAAACGACAAATTCCCCGCAACACAGTTTTTGTATGTGCCTTGAACACTTAGACCACCAGAGAAATCTAGGTTGCTGGCAGATCCTGCAAATGCTCTATCTACACCAGTGCAGTTTTCAGTTACTCCAAGTGGACCTTGTTGACCAAACGATTCAAATCCTTTTGCTGTGCAGTTTTTAATTGTGCCGTAATTAAATGACCCAATTAAACCGCCGAATGCTCCGTCTGAGCCAGTGCTTTCGCATCCTTCAACCAAACCATAATTTTCAAATAATCTTACAAATTTTGGGGCTGAACAATCAATTATGTCTGCATAATTCTCAAGCATATAAAAATATGATACAGATTTTACGCCCTTGATGTCAGCATAATTGCTAGTTATTGATATATTTGACTTAACATTCGTAATTAATCCATAATTCTGATCAAGGAGAATGCCATCAATCTCAATGTGATCACGATCGCCAACACCAATAATTGAAACATTGTTATTACCTGTTCCAATAATAGCGTGCGTGAGCCCTCCACGCCCATAAGACCCAGACATGACAATCAAATCAGCATAGCCATACAAGCCACCAGTTGCCAATGCTACCGCTTCGTCATACTTGTCTTGGATGTTGTCGCCATCGTTGCAGATGATTATTGAATTAGTATCTAGGAGATTATTCCTAGCTTCTGCGTTAGAGGCACTCAGTAGTAGAGTGTCTATATCCGTTGATACTGTAAAGTCTGCCATGATATTGTGGAGTTAAGATCCTAGTGGTCGTTTATATAATGATGTGCCGTCTGGCCTTCGATATAGCGAAAGACCATCTGGTCGTAAATAGTTGTAAATTCCTAGGGTTGCATCTGGTCGAGCGCCACGAAATCTACGTGTGCCAACATTGCCAAAGGATCGTCTAAATCTAAAATGTGCCATTATACGCTGTTTCCTGAAACTACTGGGGTTGCATCGGGTCGAGCGCCACGAAACCTTCGTGTGCCGACACTACCAAAGGATCGCCTGAATCTAAAGTGTGCCATTATACGCTGTTGTCTGTGCTGTATTGAGTTTTAAGTTGGTTGGTCAATGCTGCAATAGCACCTTCCCTGCTAGGCTTCATAAGCGCCCGCTCAAGGGCGTTATTTACGTCACGTAGGGCAATGGGGTTAAATCCACTCTCGCTGTCCTGTGAGGCTCTGTATGAGCGTGCAGCGTCATACGCCATAAACTCCGCCCACTCAGACGGAACTGTTGCTAGTGTGCCAGACTCTCCGTTGCCGTATGTGTCTGACCAAGCCTTCTTGTATGCTACATAAACTGTTCCCGTAACATTGCTTGCTACGCGAATGCCATTGCTGTCTGGGTATGCTGTTAAACTAATTGGGTCGTTGCCTTCCCATTTAGCTGAACCCCAGTATCCAATGGCTTCACCAATTTCTGACAATGCTTGAGTTATAGGGGTGGGCGCGACACCATCAATATCAACTGACCAATTAGATTCGGTAGGCGCATTTCCGTCATGCCCGTCTGAGTACAAATACTCATTAGCTATAACTTGAGTTGCACTATCAGCTTGAACAATGTGCCATGCGTTATTTTCGTTGTGCGTTTCTCGTCGAATGTAATAAGGTTTATCACCCGTTGTAAGTTCCCACACGGTGTGATTTTCAAATTCATCGGCAGACAGCGTATAAAGTCCATTAACAGACTCTATTCCGCAACCATATACGTTTATACTGTTTTCGGTAAGAGAAATGTAACCACGCTTTACTGTGCGAGGCTCAACTACTAGGAAACGTTCCCAGTATCGGGATTCGTCATATATTGTGCGAGCTGCTGAGTTTAGCAAGAAGCCAATGTTGGTCAGCTCAGTTCCCGAAGAAAATGCTGCCCCAGCTCGTGCTTGAGTTAGCCCAACTACTTCTGCCCATGTGCGTGTTTGTTGTGCCATTAGTTAAGCCAATCTCCTGTTAGACCACGTTCCTTGAAGTCTTTCTGTTTAAATTTTAGGTAGTCTGGATTCACAAAGTCTGTGCCATCTATGGCTTTACATTCGTACTCCATCTCCTTCTGTTCAAAAACATCGTAGCAACCAGCAAAGTTCAAAACCTTGTTCTGACTCTGCGTGTTGCCACTGTATGTTTTCTTCATGTATTGGCGCATTACTTCATCGCGACGCGCTCTTCCTGCTGGAGACATTAACCATTGACGACGAAGTTCCATCTTTGCCGCTAGTGCTGTTAATTCATCGTCTGTTAATATCTTCCGCATATACTAATACTTCTTTTTAGTTGAACTTGTTGTTCCTTTATTTTCCGTACTTCCCTTGTGATTGCACTTTACTTTGTTTTTGTACATAATTTTATTATTCCTTTAAATTAAAATATAAGTAAAAGGGAGCGCGTCAAGTTTAATTGACACGCTCCCGAAATACTAACCAACTAACTACGCTTCGTCGCTAAACTGAACCTTACCAAGACCATTAGGTCCAGAGGTCATTAGTGCGTAACGTGTGTCAACTGCGCCCTTGTAAGAGCCACCCAAGAAAGGATAGTTTTCGGACTCAATACCTTGGTACTCAGCAACGCTAAGAAGGCTTGGGTTTACGAAGTAACCACGGTCTGTGGAAGGCATACAGTTTGGATTTGCGCTCTTCATCTTGATTTGACCGAACTGAGAGTCAATGATCTCAACCATCCAAGGGATAGTAGTAGTACCATTCACGTTGTAGTCAACCTGAGATGCTGCACCAGCGGTGCGTGTGAACGAAGCAACGATATGCTCGCGAAGACCTGGACCAGCGACCAACCAAAGATCCTGCATGGTTGTATCTTGGCTCCACATCGAAGCAATCTGTGCGCCCATTGCTGCATCATCGTAGTCAGCCTTGAGGCCACCGTAGATGGATGCTGCTGGAGTTACGTAGAGTGCGTCTACGCCAGTTGCGGCAGTGTTGTTAATGAGAGCGCCTAGACCGTGAGTTGCCCCACCAGTTGTGCCTGGAACGTCTGCTGTCTTGTCTTGATCACCGCAAATGACAAACTCTTTGTCAATAGCAACTTCAATTGCAGACTTGTCGGCTGCTTTGATCATGTTAGAGATAACAGCGGAGTCTTCTTGCTCCTGCTCTTTCGATACTGCGTACTCAACAACTGTGCGCTGGGCTTGACCTTCAAACTCACGAACTTGCGAGAATGCGTCACGACCTGCGTTTGTGTCATTGCCTTCAACGTGCGGTGTATTTTCTACAGCCTTCAGCTTGTCCATGAGACAGCGAGGGCGCTTGTTTTTGGTTGCTGTGTGATTCAGCAAGCCTGTTACTGGGGTAATGTCGGCTGCAAGGAGTTCCGCTGTTTGGCGGAGAGACTCGCGATTACCGACTGTACTTGAATATGTTTGTGCCATAATTTTAACTTCTATTTAAGATTCTAATTTGCTGGTCAGCGTCGCGCCGAGCAGCGATTGTTTGCCTCGGATCACTGATGATCTTTTGCAGTTTCTTGACTTTTACACTAACACTGTTCGATCGTTTTGGTTCACGAGCAGCCTTTGTATCTAATGAAACGTTCTCTGTCTTGGACTTGGGAGCCTTGCGTTTAAGCTTCTTGCTGAATGTCTTAGTCTCTGGCACTTTAGTTACTGCCGCACGACCAAGGATCTCAATTAGCTCCTTTGCATACTCTGGGAGGATGTTCTTAACCAACTCAAACTTTGGGTTAGACAAAAGAGCTTCATACTCCTTAGCTTCGTCTGAGTCGTCTTCGATCCCTAGTTTGCCACGGACTTCTCCGATGACACCATCTGTATCCCCAAGCGTTTCTGAGACTTTTTTGATCTCCGACCTGCGACTACGTAATGGCTCTAGTTTCTCCTCTTCCCTGTCAATGGCATTGAGTAATTGATCTACAGACATAAACTGGTTTCCAAACATAACCCCAGACTCGTCTTCACCAGTCTGTTCGTTATATCGTTCCACCCGATCAGTAATTAGCTTGCGATTCCAACCTTTAATGTTGACCTCGGTTTGCTTGATTGCTTGATCTGCATTCTCTACTGATCTAATGTTAGCAAATGGATTGTCACTTGTAACAACATTTGCAGATAATTCCTGCACTTGTTCTTGTAGCCTCTCAATCTCTGCCTTCCGCTCTTTGTCCTGCAAGCGAGCTTTAGTCAGGGCTTTCCCTGCTTTTGCCGATACTTGCTGTGTAAGTGCTTCTAGCTCTTCCTCGTTTAGATCCTCAATGTCAAATCCTCCATCATCTGAAGGAACGTCTGACTCATCATCGCTTTCTTCTTCTTCTTCCTCATCGACTTCAGGGGTTTCGACTTCTTCTTCGTCGTCCTCTTCGTCTTCGGTTTCGGGAGTTTCTGGCTCTGGCTCGTCTTTTAAACCAGTTGCTTTGTCGATTCGCTCTTGTAAGAGGTCTTGTCGGCGCTGCTCTGGTGTTTTAGTCTCCTGAATTGCTTCTTCGGAATCAGGGATGTCCGCTTCTAGTGTATCTGTCATATCTACCTATTGTTAATCAGCCAAGGCGGAGGCTGTTAGTGAAATTATATCATAAGTCCTCCCAGCACTAATCTTTGCGGGAGTATTTTTTAAAATTAAATTCTTCCATCAAATCTGCTGTAAGGAATTGAGCAACTGTCTGGCATCGGTTTCCTAAATATTTGTCGGGAGAATACCATGGCTGTGAAAGCATTTGATCGCGACGATCCTCTAAATACTCATAGAGGCAGCGACCAATTTCTGGATTATCGTTAAGATGTTTTTTAAATTCAGTAAAGTTCACGATTATGCGTTTGATTCTAAGTTCTGGGTTTCCATATTGCCAACACTTGCTGCTTCGGTTCCGTAGATACCAAACTCAGTGCCGTTTTTCTTTTGTGCAATTGCCATCTCAAGCTGCTTCTTGTATTCTCCAAGAAGGAACATAAATTGAGGATTGCTAAACAAAATAGATTCAACTTGTCCAGACTGTTGAATTTGTTGTTGCTCTCCCTCATACTCTCCGACGACTTGCATACGTAGTTCAGCAGCATTTGGGGCAGGTGCGCGAGCAATACCAGCAGACATTTGAGCAATATCAGATAGTGTTTCGTTCTTAATTTTGTCAGTGCCAACTTCTGCTGGTAACAAAATAGTTTCAGCAGCCATTGGGTCAGCCATCGAAAGTAAAAAGTCTACAACAGCTTCATTGTTTACACGACCAGATGTATCTAGTTGTGCTGCTTGAATAATAGTGCGTGACATTTTTTCCATTTTTTCTGGATCATCATACAATGTATTAAAGCTTACACTAATATCCATCTCTGTTTCTTCAGAATCCTTAACAAATTGAATGGGTTCTGGGCGACCAGTTATGCGGAAAAATAATTCTTCTGGACCCTTGAGCTTATACATTTCGTATGTTAATTTCAACACGTCTTGAGCAAAGCTTAGGTGACGATTGATAGAAGCAGTTTGCATTTGAATTGAAGTTGGATCTTGTGGGTCATGCCCAATCAATCGATCTGCCTCAGATACAATTTCTTTTTCTAAATTAAATACAGCTCCGAAGTTCGTGTTACGTTGTAGATATGAAGGTGCTTGACCAGTTCGGGTAGCATATACGCCACCTGGTCCTGGACGACCATGATCCCACGTTGGCGGCGCAAGCAATGAGGGACTCACCTCGTAAGCTGAGTTATCCATGTTTGCGTCTCTGAGAACCTTTTGGTTCTTCTGGCTTGCCTTCAGCAGCTCAGGAACAGTCGGTGCGCTGTATAATGTGCGTGCATCGTAACTACGAGACTGCACGACAAAGGGTAATTGGCGCAAGCCACTAAGTAGCGTGCGCTTGGCGAATGGAGGGACTTGCCCATCGCTATCACCAAACTCGGGACTCCAGACTGTGAGGTAAATACCCTCCGCCAAGTCGTCTCGGTCAATTAAACGTTCAAACGTAAAGACAACATCAATCAAGTCGCGGTCTTCATCTAAGGAAGTCGGCTGTCGAGGATTTGGTATTGTGCTGCTTGTACGGAATGCGTTAAGTGTGCCACGCTCATTCTCTATTGCCCATTCTGCCCAATCTTTGTCCCATTCCTCGGCGCTTACGCGACTTAGAATCTCTTGGGATGTCATTGGCTTGCGAATGTGGCAGCGAACTGCATCGCAGAAATTTGTTGTATAGGATGGTGCAAAGAACTCTTCATCTGGGGCAAGTACTTGAACAATTGGTTCACCCTGATCTTTTGATGTTACTGGAATTTTTGCAGTTCCGAATTGACGTAATTCTTTTAAGGCTTTACGAACTCGCTTTTCATTAATTTCCCATCCTGGGATTGAATTAAATACTTCTAGTGCTTCATCTACACGATCCTCGTCTGCAAGTATCTCAATATAATCTGCTGCTTGCTCTGGAAAACTTTTTTGAATTTCTTCTAAATCGAAGATTTTTTCGTATGAACGCTTAGTTGGAGACTTATAGTCGCAGTATGCGACTCGCAAAGATTTTTCTTGTGCGTAATTATCCGCCTTTTCCATTTGCTGCCAGAAGTCTTTAATTCCAGCGTCACGAAGCCATTTCATGAATGCAGTAACCTCTATAGAACGTGCTACATCTTGTATGTTTCTAGGATAAGCGCGAATTGAAGACTTGCGAAGTGCGTTCTCATTGATTGCTACTTGAGAAGCAATATGATATTCAGCTAAGTGAACCTCTGTATCGCTTGAGTTTTGAAATGGAAATGCTGTTTCACCAGACTTTTTTAAATCACTTGTTTTTCCAGCCCATTGGCAATGGCGAATATCAGAAGAGTCGCTGCATCGTTTAATGAAATCAGCAAGACTGTCAACGTCCTCGTCAAAAGTTTGTTTAAACTGATCATAGTCAAACTCGTCAAAATAAACTTCTGCCTCGTCGCTGTCTTGATTTCTATTTATAGCCATTGCCGTCATTGTATCATATTACCTCCCAGTCTTGTTTCTTGCTTCACTAAGTATTCTTATTATTGTCTCATCTCCATATCCAAGAGAATCCTCAAGGTCTTCGTCACTAATTTCTTGATTATTAACTCGCCTATCAATTTCTATCCAATATGCTGCGTTATTAGTTAGAAATGATTTATCTAACTGGATATCTGTAGAATGTTTGTCCATCTAACTCTCCTTTATTTACTTTCAATCGTTTGCCATTTTGATTAATAATATCTTTGTGGCGTTTTGGTACTGAAACTATAACCTTCTTTTTAGTTTCAAGGTCTTCAGCAAATATAAATCTGGGGTTTCCAGTCTGTTGATGTAACACTTTAACAGTAACAACTGCTGGTGATGCTGTTTCAATAACATCAATTTCACCTTTAATTTGATTCATAATTTTTAATACACCACTAGGAAGGATGTATTTGCCATCCATATCTTCTTCCGTACATACTGCTGCACGAAGCTTTCCAATACGCATTGCTGTGTATGTTCCGCCCAATTGCTCTGCTATAGACTTGCAGGTTTCATGTTCTGTTTCTGTCATAATATGTTAGTTTATGTGAGTGTCACGATTAATATCCCCCAGAACTGACCAAGCATTTAAGCTTGCCATCAGGGTAATGCTCTGGTCCATGTCCAAAGTTTGCTGTTCTCAAATAGCGAAGGCAATCAATGAAATCCTTCAGTGCTTCGTCTTTCTTTTTTTGTGCGCCATAATTTACAATGGCATAGATTAGATTACCACAATCTTCATGGATAAATACTCGTGGTTTGTTAGCTGCGTCGAGTGGCAAGTTTACGTTGTAGTAGAACCAATCATCAATAGCTGTGAGTCCCTGCTCCTCCTGTGAACCCATAGACGGCACATAGTGAAAGTCGTGGGCAGAAAACTGGTCAAATAAGTCAGTATTGTCTGCATTCTCATTGGCAAAGAAGCGAGAGTCACCAATGCGCTCAAATGGATGGATGCCTAGTTCCTCTTCAATGTCAGAAAAAAGCTCACAATATCCTACAACATCGTAGCCTAGCTTCTTAGATGCTGGTCCAAACTTCCAGTATGGGTCACCAAACTCAGCCCAAGGTCCGTAAGTCTTACGATCTGGCCACTCCCTGCGGATGTAAATCTCTGTATCTGATCCTACGCCTGTTACACCTGCCCATAGGCTTGTGTAGTTACGAGCGCCAGCAGGGTCAACCACTTGGTAGCACGTGTACTCCTTCTTGTCCGACAGGTCTGGGAAATCATCATCTGAAAGCACATGGACATTCTGGTTAAATAGAGGGAACAGAGATGTCATACTCTTGACTGGAACACCATACGCACGAGTAAGGATCTCGTCTCTAGTACTGTGCTTTAGTTCCTTTGCGATACGCTCATATCCGCCAAACGGATTGAACTCAGAGTGGAAGTATACGATACCTGCGTCCTTCTCTGGGCTGTATTGTGTTACTGGAACCTCTTCGCCATCTAGCAATGGTGCTTTGCGTGTTTTCCTTGTCTCTGCTCCCTTTAAAAACTCTGCTACGAATGGCGTGTAGCCGTCAATAGGTGTAAACGTCAATAACATCTTGGCATCCCGTGTAGCTAAACGGAAGCGCATGGTGCGGATTAGGTCTCCGTCCTCAAGGTACTCGTCTGGCCACAGACCAATGTTGTGCCATTCTGGTGTCTTAGAGCCTAGCTCAAGACCCTCAAACTTACTCCTGTTAGCAATGAACTGGCTGTATGTATGGAACAGTACCTGTGAGCCATTAGGTAGGATGAATGACTGCCCTGTAAAGCCGTTCTTTACTGTGTAGTTCAAATACTCCAGCACACCTTTAGTCTTTACCTTAAACTCTGGCGGAAGATACCTGTAGACCGCCGCCTGTTGCGTTCTAATGGACGCGTCAGCGTCCTGTGCAAAGCATACGATAATAGACTTTGGATTCTTCAAAGCAGCCTTCACGACGCTCCTAGCTCCATACTCAGTCTTTGAGCTACGATTGCCTCCGAATATCATCAGAGTATCGTATTTGTCTAGCATATCATCAGCATATAACCAGCTTTCTAGCGAAACGCCAAAGTTCAATGGGTCAGCATCAGCATTAGCTACGGCATCCTCGTGCTGACGATGTATTTCAACGAGAGCCTTGAGACCCTCTGGCTTCGTAGAGCCGTCGTCGTTAAAGCACAGCTTCTTGATCTCTTCGGGGGTCGGACCCTTGAGAATTGGATGCGTAGTAAATTTCATGCTAGTCTACAATCTCTACTTCCTTTATGCCCTCTAGCATCTTACGAGCGTATTCCTCTGCCTCGTCTAGTGTAGTTTTATGCTCGACTACGTGTCGCTGAATGTTGTTGCCCGTCAACTTACTGTGAATGTCGTTGAACGCCTGCAAGCTCTTTCCTTGCTTAAACAGCTCGTTGCCGTCAATCTCAATGTCCCCACTCTCAACCCTATCCGTGTACTTGTCTTGAGATTTTCGGTATGTGTCTAGCCCTTGGAACAAAACGGAAGATATCTCAGATGCCCAAGCATTACGTATCTCCGAAGACTCTGGATCTGCTAACAGCTCTGTCTGTACATCATAGTAGAAGTTGCGGGTAATCTTGTTGTTACGCAAGAACTCACTCACCCCATTTGGCTTTTGAATAATGTGCTGTGCCACCAGCGCCCACTTCTTAGGCTCACGCAAGCACCAAGCCTTGTTTTGACCAGTAGCTTCCTGTGCGTCTCTTAGCTTCTTGGTAATGAAGTCTTTAGTCTCTAGCCTTAATTCTTCACTCATCGTCGTCATCCCCCTCTGTTTCATTCCAAGCTATGGCTTCATCAATTATCATCTCCTCTGCCATATCTATGAGACTGTCAGCAAACAACATCTTGCCCACACGCCAGTTGCTATAATCATACCGCAAGTCACCATCCTCGTCTAATATGGCAAAGGCATAGTTTATAGAATGCTCCGCCATGAAAGCCTTTAGCTTATCAACTGGATCATCCTCATCCTCCATTACTTACTACCCCCGTAGATTGTCCGTGAACGAATGCCCGTAGGCAACTCACTAGCAGGAACCTCACGCTTGTCCGAAGCCTTACGTGTGTCCTTCTTAATCTCATCAAAATTGCTACGATACTTAGCAGCGTCCCTGTTTAATGTTCTTGGCTCTGATCCTTTAGTTGACATGACTACATCATAACATACCTGTCAACCCCTATAGAAAATAGTTTGACAACCTTGTATTTATATGATATAATATATCCTATGACAGATAAATCAATTGACCTAGAACACCACCTTAATTGCTGCGACCCAGATGCAATCCGATTTGACGGATTAGATGAAGCCATAGTGGGATCATGCCACAGGGGATTCCTTATATATAGTTACGATAAAATGCTTTCGATATTTGAAGGCATGGGAATGTCCTCAGAGGAAGCCGTTGAATGGATTGAATACAACGTCATCGGCACTATGGGTGGCGAGGGGTTTACAGTTATGTTTCACTCGTAAGAAGGGCAAAAAGACCTGTTTTAAAAATAGTTGAAAATAGTTTATCCACTACACACCAACACCTTACGTAATATCACCCCTAAAAACACCCCAAAAAAGGCTTGACAAGCTTGACACGTATGTTATAATCGAACCATAGGTGAGTCTGGGGGTCTTAGGAGCGAAGCGACGTTGGCAAGACCCTATTACTCCGCATACTCTGTAAGTCGGGAATCTCATTTCTATTTTTTGTAGGGCTGTATATGTATTATAACGCGAGACGGCGACAAAAATTGCTGATCCCCTCCTCCCCTCTATCACATCTCTATCACATCTCTATCAACTCTTCATTATAGCATATGATCAATTCTAGCGTTGCTCTTATTTGTTTGTGGTGTGGTGTGATGCATTCCAGCGGTGCATTGGCGGGGTATTCTTTCCAATGGGGTAGCCTGTTATTGGCACTGGTAGGGGTAGCCTGTTTTTGGCAATGGGGTAGCCTGTTTTTGGGCATTCAGTGAAAAGGGGTAGCCACTTTTTTACGCCTAATTGAAAAAAGGCATTGACGGGGTAGCCTGTTTTTGCTCTTCTCTTTCTATCGGCGGCGGCATGTTGCCCAAACGCCGATATAATCCACACGAAAAATAATACAAATGAACACAGAAAAACTAGATCAAATTGC